ATAAGATAGAGAATATAATAGAATTATACGATATCGATGCAAGGTGTTTTTTACATGAGTATGATCATTTACAAGGTATCGAATTCACAGATCGAGTCAGTAAATTGAAGCTACAAATGGCCAAAAAGAAATTGCTCAAGCTTAACAAAAAGGAAAAAGAATGGTAGAACCGTCCAAAGAGCTACAATTAGTATTTGATAAGGCAATCAAAGATGCTCAAAAACTTCAGCATGAATATGTTACACTCGAACATCTTCTATTTGCGATGTTATGTTCGGAGTCGTTTTATAAGATTTTAGAGAATTATAAAGCAGAAGTAGAATACCTAAAGAATAATATCGAACATTATTTAAAAAATAATTTAGATGACATTAAAGTCGAAGGAACAAAACATAAGCCTAAGAAAACACAAAGTGTTGAACGAGTAATCAATCGTGCATTTACACAAGTTTTGTTTTCCGGTCGTCAAGAAATACAACTTACAGATCTTTTAATTAGTTTGCTTTCTGAGCGCAAATCACCTTCAGTATATCATTTAGAAAAATCTGGAATTAAGAAAGAAGACTTTAGTTCATTCATTAATGACGAACTAGACATGGAAGACTTTGAAGATGCTGAAATTAGTACAGAAGCCAAACGTGCATTAAAGCAATTTACTACAGACTTAAACGATCAAGTTAAAAAAGGCAAAGTAGATCCTATTATTGGTCGATCAGAAGAGCTAGAAAGTTTGTCTCTTGCACTAGGACGTAGAGCAAAGAACAATGTACTTATGGTAGGTGATCCAGGTGTTGGTAAAACTGCTATTGCTGAAGGACTTGCGTTTAATATCGAACAAGGTAATGTGCCTAGTTTCTTAAATGAATACAAAGTGTTTAGTTTAGACATTGGTGCTATGCTTGCTGGGTCAAAGTACCGTGGCGATTTTGAAGAACGTTTTAAATTAGTGCTTGCTGCCCTTACTAAACAAGGTAAAACTATTATGTTTGTTGATGAAGCACACATGATGAGCGGCGCCGGTGCAGGAGGCAGTGGTAACTCAAACGATCTGGCTAATATGCTAAAGCCTGCACTTACTAAAGGCGACTTAAAAGTTGTTGCATCTACTACTTGGGAAGAGTATCGCAAGTATTTCGAAAAGGATCGTGCATTAATGCGCAGATTCCAACGTGTTGTAATTGGAGAGCCGAGTTCTAAAACAACTAAAGAAATCTTACAAGGTATTAAGAAGTACTACGAAGAGTATCATGCAACAGAAATTACCGACGAAGCACTTGATGCAGCAATTAAACTAAGTGTAAAATATCAAAGTGATAAGAAACTGCCTGATAAAGCAATTGACTTAATTGATGTTGCATGTAGTCGTTTCAAAGTTAATGACCAAACAGAAAATAAAGTCGTTACAGCAGAATCAATTCAATTTGAACTTAGTAAAATGCTAAACATTCCAGCAGAGCAAGTTGCCGAGCGTGAAACAGAGAACTTACAACACTTAGAAGATAATCTAAAGAAAGTTATCTATGGTCAAGACAATGCTATCGAAGGTATTGTTGATAAAATACTTGTTAGCCAAGCAGGACTTAAACCAGACGATAAGCCAGTCGGTAGCTTTGTGTTTATGGGCCCAACAGGTACAGGTAAAACCGAAACTGCTAAACAGTTAGCAAGTAATTTAGGTGTTAATCTTGTACGATTTGACATGAGTGAATATATGGAGAAACACAGTGTTGCAAAACTTATTGGATCTCCTCCGGGTTATGTCGGTCATGAAGAAACAAGTGGTATATTAATTGAAAAACTACAAGAATCTCCTAACTGTGTCTTACTATTAGACGAGATTGAAAAAGCACATCCTGATGTATCGCAGATCTTATTGCAAGTTATGGACAATGGCAAAATTACAAGCTCGAATGGTAAAGAAGCAGATGCTCGTAATTGTATTTTGATACTTACTACTAACTTGGGTGCTAAAGAAGCTGAGAAAAATACTATAGGCTTTGGTGATATTGTTGAAAACGATTACGAAGACAAGGAACTAAAGAAGTTTTTTGCTCCTGAATTCCGTAATAGACTAGATGGTACAATTACATTTGCAAGTTTGAGTAAAGAAGTAATGATGAAAATTGTTGGTAAGTTCCTATTAGAACTTAAAAACATGGTCAAAGACAAAAACATCGATATTACTGTTACCGACGAAACACTTGATTATCTAGTTGAAAAAGGTTTCGACAAAAAGATGGGTGCAAGACCTTTACAACGTGTTATTGATAAAGATATCAAACGCCCATTGTCAAGACAAATACTATTTGGTGACTTAAAAGAAGGTGGCAAGATTAGTATTAACTTGAAGGATGGCGAAATAGTACTGGAAGTAAAATCCGATGAAAAAACTGAAACTGTTTGAGACTAAAAAGCTTCATTATGGAAAGTATCTATATAAACTTTTGCTGCATAATGCATTTGCGCCAAGTTTTAGAACAGAATTTCAGAAGCATAATAAGCTTTCTCTTGCTAAAACTAAGTTAGCTGAAACACAAGAATTATATGATAAAGGGGAAGCCCTTTATCGTATAGTTTTCCGTAGTCAGGTACCGGTTGATGCTCAGGATTTCCTCGATGCTAAAGTTTTATACGATCATCTAATGTGCAATGATGATTATAAGATACGAGTTGAGCGATATAACGGGCTTTGTCTGTATTCAAATGATCGAGATTTTCTTATAAATGTATCAAAAACTATACCTGATAGTACAAGAGAGTTTTGGGAACCTAATACTGATAATATAAATTACTTGCTTACAGAAAAAAATGTTGTAATTGTTGATAAAGAACCGGAGTTTCAATACAAAGTTACGTTTAATAGTAAAAATGTAAATTCTGGATTCGGTAAATGGTTAGAAGCTAATACAGATAAGAGTAGAGTTGGTAGATATACTTTAGAAAATATATTTAATGGTTATGCTAACAACAGCTATATCTATATTCGAGATAAAAAAGTTCTAACTATGATAGAAATTATAGTAGGACATAATATAAGAAAAGTCGAAGAATTAATTTACATGCCTAGTATTGATAAATAGTTGTATGAGCACAAGTACAACTATATTATCAAACACTACTCATCCTGGAGACAGCACACAAGAAAGTGTTGCAGGTGAAAAGTTTAAAGGCGACGGATACTACGGACGTAGTGACGGTTTGCATACCATTCAATATACTTTTTCAGGGCTAACTGGTACAATTACTATCCAGGCATCATTAGAAGATGATCCTAATAGTGTAGATTGGTTTGATGTGCATAGTTACACCGCAGATAATGAAACAGCAAGTAAAATTGCAAACTTTATTGGGAACTATGTCTGGATAAGAGCGAATATTAACTACACAGACGGCACAGTAGATTCGATAGTATTAAACAATTAAGGTATAATGATGGAACATTTTGTAAGAATAGTTATGGATAAGCAAGAAGATGCACAGCCACTAGACGAAAGTATCTTTACAGAACAAAAGATTTATGAAACAGTTCAAGAAACTACTGTTTATGAAATGGCTCTTCCCCGCATGTTAGATGAAAATGAAGCAGATGAATATGCACAGCGTTTGGCAAACTTTATGTTTGAAAGCGGACATGAAGATTTTGATATTGAAATTGTTTCAAACGACGATGATGTTGCTGAAGACGAAGTAACTTACGAAGACGATGACGAGTTTTTTGAAGACTACGGTGTTATGTGGTACAACGACGATGACTTAATCGACGAAGCAGAATACCAAGGCCGTAAAGTTAAATTAGGTAAGCCTATGGCAGGCGACACTAAGAAGTTTAAAGTATATGTAAAGAATCCAAAAGGCAATGTAGTTAAAGTTAATTTTGGACAAAAAGGTGTTAAAATTAAAAAGTCTAATCCGGCAAGACGTAGAAGCTTCCGTGCAAGACATAACTGTGCTAACCCAGGACCACGTCATAAGGCAAGATATTGGAGTTGTAGAAAATGGTAGAAAAGAAAACGCCTGCACAAGAAATAAGAGATCTAGGCAATCTTTTAGCTCAGATAAACGGTTTAGATAATGTCGAAATACCTGAGCAACAGCCGGATAATGATACACTTGTATTAGCATCTAACCCATACGGTTCGTCGTATGAAGACTTATTAGCAGCTAAAGAGAAATAACATGCGTATCGATGAATTTTCACAACCAATAGATGACACATTGCCATTTGATGTAGTAGATGATCTTGCTATTTTCATGCGTAATGACCCAATGTTTTATCGTAAAAGTCTTTTCCCTGCAATAATGAATATGAAGGATTGTAACGATAAGGGTGAAAAATACGATGCACCTAATAGTTTAATGCCTATTATTAATAAAGCAACAGAATCTTATTGCAAAAATTTTAAAATTGACAGACGTCCTGAACAATTACTTTCTGATGAAGAAAAGAAATTACTTTTAAATAAAATATATTCAGAGGAAATGACTAATATTCGTAAAGGGGCATACTAAGTGCGTTATACCGAATTTCGTATTATTAAAGAAGCAAAGAAATTAGGTAGAGCATTTAATCACCTAGAGGATTTAGTATTCTTCCACGGTACTCAAGGTGTTCTAGAAGCATTGGAACATTTAAGAGAATTGGCATCCGATAGCGGTAGTCAAAGCATACGTATGAAATGGGACGGCAATCCTCAAATCTATTGGGGTAGAGAAGAAAAAGGCGGCCCGCTTGTATTAACAGGACATAATGCTTGGGCAAGAGGTGTTGCTGCAAAAAGTCCAGAAGAAGTAGCTGACTTTATTGCAAACAAATCAGGCTCACCTAAAACAGACGATGAAAAAGAAGCTAGACAAAAGTTTGCGCAACAGTTTGCAGACTTGTATCCATTGTTCGATCGAGGTACTCCTAAAGATTTTGAAGGATTTGTGTATGCTGATGGATTATTTTTATCGCCTCCTGCGTTAAAAGACGGTGTTTATACATTCTGTCCTAATCCAAAGTCACAAACCTGTTATCATGTTAAAGCAGATAGCGATTTAGGTAAGCGTATTAAGCAAGCAAAAGTAATGGTTGTTGGACATGCATTCTTTCCGGAGTTTGGTATGGATGATAGTTCGCAAAAACCTAAAAATGATTTTAGCGAGTTTAACAGCAATCCTGACTTGGTTGTATTAGGTCCAGTATATAACAAAAAACCTGTTAAAGTTGATACTTCTAAGCTAGATAGTTTAGAAAGATTTGCCAAAGCTAACGGTAGTCTTGTTGATCAGTTTTTAAAAGAAGTAAAAGGTCTGTCTGATCTAAAGAATATCATTTATACATATGTAAATCAAACAGCAAAAGCAAAACAACTTGATAATTTAAGTGAAAAACACTTTTTTCAATGGCTAAAAAATAGTAAAGTTAGTCAAAATAAACAAAATAAAATTTATGAATTAAATCAAAGTGCTAAAGGTGCTTTAGATAAAATCTTCACACTTGTGAAAGAAATACAAATAGTAAAAGATTCTATAATTGATCAAGTCGAAGGCGAGCAAGGCGACATATGGGATACCAATGGCGAAGGCAGAGTTAGATATGCTGACCAGAATAAACAGTTTGGTAATGTTAAACTTGTTCCAAGAAAGAGATGGACGCCAGGATGAAACTAAGACAACTTTTTGAAGCAACCGAAACTGTAGGTATTATTTTTGGCAGATTTAACCCACCTCATCAAGGGCATAAAGCAGCATGGGAAGAAGCAGCAAAAAATACTCATTGGTACGTTGGTACAAATAAAAGCACAATTGGACCTAAAGATCCACTTCCGTTTGATGTAAAGATACAAGCGATGGAAACTATTTGGCCTAAAATAAAAGGACATATTATTCCTGAGCAAACTTGGTGGAGTTTAGCAGCAGCAGTATATAAAAAGCATGGTGAAATTGATTTAAAAATTATTACCGACGAAACAGATGCAAAAGTATTTGTTCCTGGATTGCAAAAATCAAATGGAGTAGAAAGCAAGCACGGTTACTTTAAATTTAAAAGCATTGAATGGCAACCTGCACCAAGGGTGTCTAGTGCTACAGAATTAAGAGCAGCAGTTGCAAATGATGACCCAACGGCATTTGCTAAAGCAGCAGGCGTTCCAGCAGATACTAAAGTTGCAGGAGAACCTTTCTTTGACTTAGTAAAATATTACCTCGGACAGCAAACTAAAAAAGAATCATTAGAAGAAGCACAAACTGGTGATGTTTATATGCGCTTCAAGGTTGTGCCACCGTTAGATAAAAATAAAGCCAAACCTACACTAATGGCATATGCTGGGTTTGCAAATACTCCTGCAGAACTAACCTTAGATGGTTCAAAGATGCAGTTTAGAGTGTTGCCAAAGAAATCAGATATTGTTAATGCTATTAAAAAAGTAATCGGTGATAAAACTTTTATCGGTGCTGAGAAGGTTGTAATATATAACGACGGAGCAGTCAATCCTAAGAAGTTTCCTCAGTACGGAGAGTTTCTCGATTGGGTACAAAAGTTTGGCAAAGAGAAAGTTAAAATAGTTGATAAACCAGAAAGCGATGATGAAGACGGTGAAAAAGGCCCTGGTAAGAAACGTGTAAAACAAAAGTGGGCAAATCCAAAAGATTACAAAGATGATAAAACAGAAACAACAAAGTATTTTACAATTGATAATGCTAGATTAATGAAGTTTTTACAAAAGTCTGCACCAACAATTATGCAAGCATATAGACCTGCTGCGAAACAATTTGTTATGGAACCTGCACAATATAAAGCATTCCGCAACTGGATGCGTTCGCCTGATGTAGTAAGCAAGTTTGGTGATACTAATGTTAAGGTTGATAAGTCAAAATCATTCTCGCAGAGCGTAGGTAGAGAATTTGAACATATGGAAGATGCTTCACCAGATGAAGAAGTAGATGAAATTTGGGGCTTTGCAAGAAAAAGTAATAAACGTAACACTTATAAGAAGAAAAAAGAAGAGCCTAACGAACCTAGTGTGCAAGATCGTATTGCAGCAAGGCGCAAGGCAGCGGCAAAGGGCGATAAAGATGCTTGGTCTAGTAAAAAAGAAATACCAACTGACGAAGATTTAGGCTCACTTCCTAGTCCTGAAACAATTATAGCAATCGCAGCAGCGGCAAAAATGACTCCGCTAGCAATTAAGACTCTTTGGAAAACTGCCAAAGGCGCTTACAAAATTAAAAAATTTGCTGATCGTGCAGGTATTAAAATGGCAGACAAGGTAGTCAAGTAATGGACGAGCTTGAGTATATCAAAAAACTTGCAGGTGTAAATGAGTTCAAAGGTTATACTGAATATACTCTTGAAAATATTAGTGATGCCGCTAATGCAAATGCAAAGAAAATGCGTGATAAAAATATTAAGCCTGGTGACAAAGAATGGTTTGAGCTATGGTTTGGATTACCTAAGATGTCAGGCCAAAACATGCCAGCAGGCTTTAGAGGCCGAAAAAAATGAAACTTTGGTTTTATAAAATATGGCGTAGCTGGAACCCGTGGTACTTACTTGAAGTAGATCATAGAGGAAAACCAAGGCGGTTTATCGTAAAAAACTTTAGAAAGAAAACACCAAAACATATTAAAGGTATTAATAGTGACGGTGAATGGTTCGAAATTAGAAGCAGCAACCCTATGGATTATTTTGTAGAAGAATACAAGGCAGATTTAAAATGAAAATACACCATATAGACGAGGGCGTTGGACGCATTGTAAAAGGTGTTAATACTACACCAGATGTTGGTATGGATCAAACACGTATTGAAGCAGCAAAGTTTGGCAACACTGTTGATAAAGACGGCTTTCCCCCTACACTAAGCAAAAAAGTTAAAGGCAAATCAACTAATGTATTGTTTAACTTAGGACTTGCTGAAGGTTATAAATTACAATTAGAACGTGATAAGCAGATGCTTGTCCTAAATATTACTAATACTAAAACAGGCAAACGTACAGAAGTGCGTGGCAAACCTGGTTACGAAACAGGCAACTATGATCCCAATGACAACTTACACCAACTGTTGGACACTATCGGAAAAAGTGCAGATATTTCACAGCTAATGAATGGCGAGCCTGTAGGAATTAATCCTAAACATCCAGACGGTACTAAAGCAAAGGCTGCTACTGATAAAGCATATAGCGAAGCACGTTATACAGCATATGAGTGGGCTTGTATAGAAGGCGGGCACGATTTAAATGATCTAAAAGAAAGTAATTCTAAGCCAAGAAAGTCTAGTGATTTATTTGCACAGTTAGAAAACTTTGCTGACGAGATGACTCCAAGACAAAAAGACATGCTCCAAAAACAATTATCTTATACAGAAAAGATGTGGAACAAAGATACACTAGAAAAATATAATAAAACTCTAGATCAATTTGATGAGATAAGAAAAAAACTAGACGGTAAAGTAGTTAAAATAGATGGCGAAGAAGCAGAGTTAGAATTTGAAATGGATGCAGCTGGCTTTATAGGAGTGTTTGATGAGTACTCAGGTGAAGAAGTAAATCCATTTACTCTAAAATTTATGAAAACAAACGAAAACTTTGCCGACGGTAAGAAAAAAGGCAAAAGCAGACCAGGCAGAGTAAAGAAGTCAGGTGCTAGTTGCAATGGTAGTGTAACAGCACTACGCAAACGTGCTAAGAACGCAAGTGGTGAGAAGGCTAAAATGTATCACTGGTGTGCTAACATGAAGTCAGGTAGAAAAAAGAAATGAAGATTAGAGAAGTCACCGAAGAAGTTGTACCTATCAACAATACCGAACATGCTGTAGAACGGTTGAAAGTTGCTGCTGAACTTTGTAGTAAAATGGGCAACCAGCCTATTCTTT